CAATTACGAAGCATCCGTTGACTTCATCAAAAACAATTCAGCTGAATTTGTAATTGGTCATTTTGAATTTGCAGGATATCAAGTTCTTCGTGGGATAAAGCACGAAGAGGGAACAGATCCTTCGCTGTTTGCCAAGTTTGAACATGTATATTCTGGACATTTTCATTGCAAACAAACAGAAAAGAATATTTCATATCTTGGAACTCCATATGAAATAACCTTTGCAGATGTTAATGAAAAGAAAGGGTTTCATGTATTCGATACAGAAACGCGAGTCATGGAATTTGTTCCTAATGAAAATAAACTATTTTATGTAATTCGGTACAATGACACCGAAAGCGATCCCCTTAAATGTAATTTTACACAATATAAGAATAAATTTGTTAAAATAATTGTAGAAAACAAAACTAAGCCATATGTGTTTGATAGATTCTTGGATAGTTTTTATTCTGCACAAGTTGCAAATTTAACTATTGTAGAAGATCAAGTCACTGATATAATATCCGTAGATAAGGTTGATGCTTCTTTAGATACTGTTTCCTTGATCAACAATGAAATAGATAACATGAGCGAAATTCAAAATAAAGAAAAGCTAAAGAAAATCATTCACGAACTTTATATTGAAAGTATTTCGGCAGAATAATGAGCACATTTGACAAAAAAATGAAATTGTTTTATAAAACTCCCACCACAACCGGGTATCCAAATACGCAAAAAAGATTTGAATTGATTAACAAACTAGAAGAGTGTTCTAGTGTTTTTGATTATGGTTCTGGTGCATGTGGTTTACATAATTGGCTGTTAGCTAATAACAAGAATTGTAAATACGAAGCATATGACATTCGAGAAAATGCACTAAATGCATGTAATCCCCATCCCGATTGCAAGATACATTATCAAGTCCCAATCGGAAATAAATATGATCTTGTATGTCTTCTAGGTGTTGGTGGCCTAAATCTAGAAGGAAATACTAAAATTAGCAAAGATAGATTTTGTGATATCTTTAAAGAAACTTCCTTATTAGTTAACAAATACTTGTTATTTAATTTATCATTTGAAAACAAATATCCAAATCATATTGTGTATTATGATATGAAAGAAATAGAGAAACTGATAAAATCCATAAAATTTGAAGTACTCTACCACGAGATTGATGATACAATGAAAGAGAACATATTCATGTGCGTACCTTCCAAAAAGAAATCTAAAAAGAGTATTAAATCACAATGAACATTTTTGTATTAGATAAAGATCCTTATGTTTCTGCAACTATGATGTGCGACAAGCATGTAGTTAAGATGATTCTAGAAAGTTGTCAATTACTTTCTACAGCCCACCATGTATTGGATGGCAGACAACTTATCAAAATCTCAAAAAATGGTAGAACTCTACACACATACGAAAAGAGTGTATTTCACAAATCCACTACCTATTTAAAGTGTACAATGATCAATCACCCGTGCAATGTTTGGGTAAGAAAAACTTCAGGAAATTATCGATGGTTGTGGAACCATCTTGACGGTCTGCAGCAGGAGTACACCAAACGGTATTTCAAAACTCATGCTCTTATGCCATTAATCTATCACTTATTGTGGTATAAGCCAGCAACTATTAAAGACGACCTTACAGTTACTGATTTTGTTCAAGCGATGCCAGATCAATACAAAGATCCGGATCCAGTCTATGCGTATCAACAATACTACATCAACGAAAAGTCCCGGTTTGCCAAATGGAAAACTGAAATTCCTGCTTGGTATACCGAGGGTATAAATAACCTAAATACAGTACAAACATGATTACTGTAAAAGAAAATATCATAACCGTCGAAACCGAGCAAGAAGGTTTGATGATGGAAATCTTCTTGGAAGAGAATTTTTTCGATTTTGATATGGATCTTATGACATTTACAGTATATGATGATGTGGAAGAGTTATTTGAAGAGTTGTTGGATCATGATTTAGTCATATTGCTGGACGAAGGGGTTGCTCAGCGTAAGATTGTAATTCGTGGTGGCAAAAGGAAGATTATATTTAGATGCAAGCCAGGTGAAAAGAAGATAAATCGAAGATGTGTTCGTAGAAAGTCTTCAGATCTTGCAAAAATGAAAAGACGCGCAGTGCGCTCTGCAAGAAAATCAAAATCCAAGCGCGGAAGAACATTGAGAAAGCGGAGAATTTCTATGAAAAGAAGAAAAAGCTTCCCGCATCCCAAGAAACACTAAATTATGATTACATTTACTAAAATTCGGTGGAAGAATTTCATCTCAACAGGAAATACTTTCACGGAACTTGATTTGATAAAAACCAAATCAACCTTAATAAGCGGAGAAAATGGATCAGGAAAGACAACTTTTCTTGATGCTATTGCATTTGCTGTATTTGGCAAACCATATAGAAATATCAACATACCGCAACTGGTAAACAGCATCAATCAAAAGGATTGTGTAGTTGAAGTGGAATTCACTTCTTCTGGCTCTGAATATACAGTTCGCAGAGGACTTGCTCCAAAGTTGTTTGAAATTTTCAAAGATGGTCAATTGATAAACCAAGACTCGAAATCAAAAGATTACCAGAAGATGCTAGAAGAACAAGTTCTGAAAATGAACTACAAAACCTTCTGCCAGGTTGTTATTCTTGGTAGTACTAATTATGTGCCATTTATGCGTCTGTCTGCAGCCGAACGAAGATCTATAGTAGAATATCTTTTGGATATTGATGTATTTTCAATAATGAATGTATTACTTAAATCCAAAGTTGCGACTGCAAAGGACGATATTGCTACTATTGAGCACAAAGTTGAGATTCTCATGGAACGAGCAAAGGCTCAAAAGAATCACATCAAAGTTCTTCAAGAAAAGAGTAAAGAGTCTAAAGACAAATTTATTGTAGAAATTGAACAAAATCAGAAAAACATTCAAGATCTTCAATCAGAAATCAAGACACTTCTAGCAAAAGTAGAAGAACATTCAGAGAACTTACACGATCACGATTCTGAAGAATTCAACAATACCTCTTATAGCATTAAACAGATCAATGATAAGATCAAATCTATAAACAAAGAGATATTGTACTATGAACAGAACGATACTTGTACTCTATGCAAACAGGATCTGTGTGATACTCACAAGAAGTCTATAACTTCGGTACTTGTAGATTTGAAAACAGAACATTCAAGTGATCTGCTCAAATTGAATTCTGCAATTGATACATTAAAAACAGAAATACAACATAACAGCAATGTAAATAAAAATATACATGCAATAGAAAAAGAAATAAACGACAAGAACAATACGATATCAGCATGTAATCAATACATTACTCGTATGCAAAAAGAAATCAATAAAGAAAATACAATAGATATTGATTCTGAAAATACTAAATTAGAAGAGATTTTGAATCAAGGTAAATTGGGAGTAGAGCATCGTCAAGAATTGTCTGACGATATGTACCACTATTCAATTGCTTCTGTCTTATTGAAAGATACTGGTATTAAAAGTAAGATAATCAAACACTATTTGCCAATCATGAACAAAGTGATCAATGGCTATCTTGGACGAATGGATTTCTTTGTTCAATTTGAATTGAGCGAATCATTTGAAGAAACCATCAAAAGCAGACATCGTGACATATTCAGTTATGATAGTTTCAGCGAAGGTGAAAAAAGAAAGATCGACTTGGCTCTTTTGTTCGCATGGAGATATGTGGCACAACTAAAGAATTCATTGAATTGTAACCTACTCATATTCGATGAAGTTCTTGATGGTAGTTTGGATGATTCTGCTACCGATGCGTTTTTGAATATTTTAAAGAGTGTTGACAAAAATACAAATGTATATGTTATTTCTCATAAATCAAAAGAAATACTACAAGACAAATTCCAAGATCACATTGTGTTCTCAAAAAGAAACAATTTCAGCAAGACTGTATAATGAATCTGGCAACTGAATCCAATTTAAAAGAAGTCATGCGGTTGTTTCAACAACACAAGACATTCTTTCCTCATATTCGTCAAGATTATGTTAAACGGAAAATCCTTGCAAATAACTTGATTTTAGAGGATAATGTTGTAATAGCGTTTAGCCTATATAAAAAGGAAGTCAAGTTGGGCAATCTGTCCGTGCCAAAAGGACAGATCATGCTACATCAGATTGCAGCAGGTACCCAAGGAGATGGTAGTGCGTCCAGAGTGCTTAATAAATTTTTACAATATACAGGAAATGATGTATGGCTATCAGTGAGAGCGAACAACGAAAGAGCAAAAAGATTTTACGAGAAACACCAGTTTCAAGTAGTAGGACATATATCATGGATGAGCAACACACTACCGGGACTAATATACAGACACACCCGTTTTACGAACGAAATGATTATGTAATCAATTCTAAAATCAATGTAAACTTCGAAGACTTGTTGGCAATGACACCAAAACTCTTCGAACAATGGGTCATTGATATGCGAAAAGAAATATTGCATTCATGGGACACAAATGGCTGTCCTCCTAGAACTGGCAAAACACAACAAGATATTGTTGATAAATTTAACGAATTGGGCGAATATCCTGTTCATGAATTTACCCATTCCGATGCTCTCTCCGGAATTCCTGATGATGTCATTGTAAACAAATCCAGAATTGGAGTAGAAGTAGATCAATGGTTTTCTAATATGTTTAAAACCAGAATCAATTATTCTGCCAAAGATACAGGACATTCCATTTACGATCTGTTTGCAGATGATAAGTATTTGCCACGAGTTGTGAAGGGTGCAACTAGACATCTTCGCAGAGATTCGTTTTACAAGCACGCACTATCTGCTATAAAGAACGATATAAAGTATTCTATTGTGAATGTCAATACCGGAGAAGAATGGATGGAAGCATTCTTCAACAGTCCTTCTTTGTTTTCCGGATATGATTTTCTATTAGAGGAAACGATCCTGAAGAACGGACCTTCTAGCAGTTACTTCCAGATTGAACACTCTGATATATTGCAGCTGACCAAGGATCAGTTTATTAAGTGGAAGCCCAAAATGTCTTATCGACATTTTTCCACTTTCGATTCAGAAAATCCACAAGACGATAGAGTATATTCTATTCGTATTTACAAGCAGGGAGAAAAGGTATTTCCAGCCGGATTTGCCAGTTTTCGTATTGGATACATTCAACCCGCCGTAAACTACCCTCCAATGACAGCCAAATATCTGTATGAAAGATTCACAGAACATGTGAAGACTCAGGATCGTATTGTAATATACGATCCTTCTAGTGGTTGGGGCGGTAGAATCCTTGGAGCAATGTCAGTGAAGGATGACAGGAACATCCACTATGTTGGAACTGATCCAAACCCTGAAAATTGGCAATGCAACGGCTACCCTTCTAAGTACCACGCTATTGCAGATTTCTATAATACAAGAACATATAGAGCAAACCCGTTCTTTTCTACTACAAATACTTACGATCTCTATTGTCTTGGCTCTGAAGTTATTCACGAAGATAAGTCTTTTCAGCAATACGAAGGTCAAGTAGATCTTGTTTTCACTTCTCCGCCATATTTCAACAGAGAAGCATACTCAGAAGATGAGAACCAGTCTTACAAGAAATTCTCTTCATATGATTCGTGGCGAGATGGCTTTCTTCAACCAACATTAGAAACCGCCGTTCGTTATCTAAGAAAGGATCGTTTCTTATTGTGGAACATTGCAGATCTTCTTGTGGGTGGAGACTATCTGCCATTAGAAGAAGATTCTCGTAAGATTCTTGAATCGTTGGGTATGGAATATAAATATACAATGAAAATGGCTCTAGAGAATATGCCTGGACAGAATAGAGTTGGTGAGGATGGATTGCCAAAGTGTAAGAATTACTGTAAAGTCAATGGACGATTTCACAAATACGAACCAGTATTCGTATTCTATAAACCTTGACAAACATAACATGTCCCGTATAATGACATCATGAACAAAAAGAAACGATATAAGTCGATTGGTAGAGGAGATACCATAGAGTCTGTCCTTTTAGGAGGAGAGCCAAATATTGTTGCTATGGATATCAAAGACGCAGACGAACTTATCTGGCAGATCCAGAAAGCATTGAATTGGTATAATTACAATTGGTCGGAAAAGGAATACAGAAAGTATACTTTAGAATACTTAAAGAAAACTAAGTATTCAAAAGCAGATCAAGAAGCAGCGAACAATGCTCCCACTCACAATTTTGACTTTCGTTGTATTGGCGCATATTGCAGAATTGCAAACAATGGCGTAACTCTACCGGATTTCAAATTGGTTATGATTGGCAAGCACATTGCTAATATAATCCAAGCCGGATATACTAATCCTGTACAAACTGTCAATACTACAGAGAAGCCAAAATCGTCTATTCAGGATAGAATTCACGATCAGGTGTCTGACTATATCGCAGAGTTAGAAAACAAAATTGACGATTTCTTGGAGAGTCAGAATTCAAAATCTGATAAATTTGTCTTTGATGTTGCTGCATGGACAAAGCAAAAAGAAATAAAGTCTGTTCAGTCACAAATGATTGCAGATTCTTTTAAGTCAAGAATCGAAGAACTTTCAGAAGCACTGGCTGGAAAAGATCCAGATCTAAAGCAAGCATATTCTTGGCTATCAAAACCAAAATTGAAGAAATTTTTAGAATTTCATCAAGACATTGTTAGCAATTTCCAAGCACAAGCAGAGTTTGCAAAAACTATGCGAAAGCCTAGAAAGAAGAAAAAGAAGAAGCCAGAACAAATTGTTGCCAAGTTGAAGTATCAAAAAGAATATCCGCAGTGCAATATTAGTTCTGTGGATCCGAGAGATATAATTGGAGCAAAAAAACTAGTGACATTCAACACCAAATACCGTACACTAACGGTATATGAGAGTTCTCAGTTAGTTGATGGATTTACTTTCAAGGGAACCACCCTTCTTGGATTTGATGAGAACTTATCGAACAGCAAGAAATTGCGGGATCCGTTTGGTGTGTTGCCAAAGATGATTGGTGGTGTTCGTGCTATCAATAATGCGTGGGAATCTGTGAAAACTAAACAAACAAAACCAAACGGTAGAATCAATTCAAATACCGTTCTAGTACAGGTAATTAAATGATATTAATCGACAATACACAGATTATTCTTGCATCCATCTTTGCACAATATGCTGGACCAGATGAAGTAGACGAAAATATGATTCGTCACATCACTCTGAACACATATCGCTATTATCGCAATCGATTTCATGAAGAATATGGCGAGCTTATTATTTGTCAAGATGCTGGCAACTACTGGCGCAAGGATCTCTTTCCTTTGTACAAGCACAATCGAAAGAAAGCACAAAAGAAAGACGAATTCTATTGGAAGCAAGTATTCGAAACCTTAGGCATGATTCGCAATGAAGTTGCGGAGTATATGCCATACAAAACTCTGAAGGTTGATCGATGCGAAGCAGATGACATCATTGCCACTGTGTGCAAGCATTACCACAATGATGAGAAAATTCTTATTGTTTCTGGTGATAAAGATTTTAAACAATTATTCAGATATCCAAATATCAAACAATATAGTCCCAATCAAAAGGGATTCATCACTTGCGAATCTCCGGAAAAGTTTCTGTTTGAGCATATTGTCCGTGGAGATTCTAGTGATGGTATTCCTAATATTCTTTCAGATGATGATGTGTTTGCAATAGAAGGTAAGCGGCAAAAAGCATTGACTGCCAAAAAGATTGATAGTTGGGCAAATAGTCAACAAATTCCAGAAGAACATAAAAGTAATTGGAATCGTAATCAATTATTGGTGGATCTATCCTATATACCTGAAGAGTATGAAACTGCAATAGTTTCAGAATACAAAAAACCAATAACCGCAGATCGAACAAAAATGTTTAATTATTTCGTTGAAAAGGGATTGAAACTCTTGATGAACGATATTCAGGATTTTTAAATTATGCAAAAAATTACAAGATATATTCCAGAAATAATTCAAGATGTTGTTGATGCAAAAACAACTGATGAAAAAGTTCAAATACTAAAATCAAATGACTCCAAAGGACTACGGATGTTGTTGCATTTTGCAGTATGTCCAAAGTATTCTAAGGCATTTCAAATCATGCCAAACTATGAGCCAGACGATGCTCCATTTGGTATGACCATGTCTAATTTGACTTTGGTTGGTAAGAAATTGCCATACCTGTTCAAAGAACATGAAATGTATGTTGCATCGGACAAACGAAGATTATCAATCGCATTGTCTATGCTGACCGCTGTACATTTTACAGAATCAGCCCTGTTGGAACAAATATTCCAACGAGAATTTAATTCAATATCCGCAGACATCGTAAAGAAAGCATTTCCAGATTTATTTTGAGGATACTATATTATGGAACAGCCAGATATAAATGAATTGCGTCAGAAAAATATGATAGAACAGAAAAATATGATGCAAAAAGCAGCATCAATGGCAACATCAGTTGCATCTCGTGGTCTATCGAATACCAAAACTAACGAAGAAACCAAACACCTAAGAAAGCTTAGTTGTCATGGCGATGGTACTATTCCCCCTTGCTCACAAAGAAAGTCTAGTGAAAAGTTCAAAGAATCTTTCTATTGTGGGGCATGTGGATGTGGGGACAAGCAAGGAACACAACTTATAGATTTGACCATAGCAGGTAAAGAGAATTATGGCAAGTTAGATTATCCAAAGGTTTGGTGTCCAATGAATATGCCTGGATTCCAACCATACAAGTCAACAGCAGAAGATCCAATCGAGTTGCAAAATCCTCGAAAGAAAGATATTGAAAATCTTTTCAGTATAGAGTATATTACGGATAAGTCCAAAACCGGAGAACCTACAAAATGAGCACAGCGACAACAACTAAATTATCGAAGAAGACCTTGGAAATCCTTAAGAATTTTGCTTCGATCAATTCGAACATTCTAGTAAATCCAGGCAATGTAATTACTACAATATCCCCTGTCAAGAATGTTTTATCAGAAGCGACTATTGATGAAACCTTTGATGTGCAGTTTGGAATTTGGGATTTGAATAAGTTTCTGGGAACCGTCAGTCTTTTCAGTGATCCTGAATTTGAATTCCATGAGAAGTATGTTGTAATTTCTAATACAAACGGATCATCTGTTCGTTATTTCTATTGCGAGCCAAAGCTGCTGACAACTCCAACAAAGAAGATTCAGATGCCAACTAGTGTTGTTAGTTTCAAGCTGACACACAAGATCTTCAGCGAACTTCAAAAAGCAGCATCGGTTCTTCAGCTTTCTGATATTGCAGTTCGTTCTAATGATGGACGAATGGAACTTGTTGCCTTGGATAAGGCTGATACTACTAGTAATAATTATTCAGTAGATCTTGGCGAATTGGCAACAGATGCGGACTTTGAATTCTACTTCAAAGTAGAGAATCTCAAGATCCTTCCCGGTGATTATAAGGTAGAGATTACCGAAAAGATTGTCAGTAAGTTTACTCACGATAATATGGATCTTTCGTACTGGATTGCTCTTGAGCCAGATTCCTCTTACAAGGCATAATATACAATGCAAGTTACAGATGACAACTTTCTGTGGGTGGAGAAGTACCGCCCACAGACGATAGATGATTGTATTTTACCTGATAACTTGAGACACACCTTTAAGGAAATGATTGGTTCTGGAGAACTCCAGAACCTTCTCCTTTCTGGTGGACCGGGTTGTGGCAAGACTACAGTAGCAAAGGCTCTGTGCAACGAATTGGATACTGAGTGGATAATCATCAATGCATCCGAAGATGGAAACATTGATACTGTTCGCACAAAGATTCGTAATTTTGCCAGCACGGTGTCCCTAAGTGGTAATCGCAAAGCGGTTATATTGGACGAATTTGATTATTCAAATCCACAATCTACACAACCGGCATTGCGTGGATTCATTGAAGAGTTTTCAAACAATTGCAGATTCATTCTTACTTGCAATTTTAAAAACAGAATCATAGAGCCATTGCATTCTCGTTGTACTTGTATTGATTTCAAATACACTCCGAAGGACAAGATGAAACTTGGTCCGTTTATTCTTGAGCGAGTTAAGTTTATTCTCGACAAGGAAAAGACGAAGTATGATGAGAAGGTGTTAGTGAAACTCATTATGAGACATTCACCAGATCTTCGTAGGCTGCTGAATGAGATGCAGAGATATTCTGTTGGTGGAATCATTGATGTTGGAATTCTCAAAGAAATTGGCGATATCAACATCGATGAGTTGTCTGATGCCATGAAAACCAAGAATTTTGCAGCAGTCAAGAAGTGGGTTGTGGCAAATCTAGACAATGATCAGTCGCAGATTTTCAGAAAAATCTATGATGGATTACAGGAAAAGGTAGTTGCAGATAGTATTCCTAGTCTTGTCCTGATCATCTCTGAGTACCAATACAAAGCCGCATTTGTTGCAGATCAAGAGATCAATATGACTGCTTGCATCGTTCAACTTATGATGGAGTGTAATTTCAAATGAACATTGGCGATTGGTTGAATTCTATCAATTATACAAAACAGGATCTACTTCTAGATAATCCTGTCTTGGAAAAGGAATATGTTCCTTTTATTGTAAATCGCTCGTTGTCTTATTTTCCAGATACTTTATTTCACTGTAACGAGATGAATTTTAAACATTTTCTAACAAAGAAAATGCAATACGATTATCTTCGTCATGCAGTCCGAAAGAGAAAGCGATTTTCTAAGTGGGATAAGAAAACCTCTCATTCGGACATGGAATTTGTCAAAAAATTCTATGGATATTCCAACAAAAAAGCATTAGAAGTTTTGCCTCTGTTGTCAAAAGAGCAGATAAACGCAATCAAATCTCACCTCAATACTGGCGGAGTTAATAAGTGATTTTTATACATATTAGTAGTATTTTCACTATTATGGATAATTATCATGGAAAGACAGAATATTGACATATCAGAGTTGCTCGAAGTGCAATTAAAAGATGAAGAGTCTTTTCTAAAAATAAAAGAAACTTTGACACGAATTGGTGTTTCTTCTAAAAAAGAGAAGAAATTATACCAATCGTGTCATATTTTACATAAAAGAGGCAAGTACTATATTGTACATTTTAAAGAATTGTTTCTTCTTGACGGTCTTACCTCAGACATAGATGAGAACGATCTGGGCAGAAGAAATACAATTGGGAAATTACTAGACGAATGGAATTTGTTGACCGTTGTTGACAAAGACAAAATGAATAGTATGTTGGCGCCAATTAATCAAATTAAAATAATACCATTCAAAGAAAAGACTGAATGGGAACTTTGTCCTAAATACCACATTGGAAAGGATAAGAAGTAATGGATGCAGGTATATTCGATCTTTATGCAGATTTCGGAACCACCTATACGGTGAATTTTGAATACAATAATGCAGACAATACTTCTATCGATTTAGGAGATGGTGTCTTATCTTTTTATGTTAAAAGATCTATTCTTCCATATGATGTATATTTTTCCGTACATTCTAATGGAACTATCATGGAAGGTGCTATGCCATTTCCCAATTCAGACACCGGATATGGTGAATTGAATATAGAGACAGATGGTACAGCCAACATGGAGATCTATTCAAGTACTTTGGCTGAGCTGCAACCTGTTAATTATTTTTACACTCTGGTATATGTTGCAAATGGAATAGAAACTATGCTTCTCAAAGGAAAATTTTCTGTGGAGGCAGCATGAGAAAGTTAAAAATAACAGAAAATCAAAGAAGCAAAGTTTACCACAAAAGAGGGACTATAAATACAATAGTAATCAAAAGGAATTCTCAAAAAACCACTATTGTTCTAGTTCCCTAAAATGGCAAAACAACTCTACTATTACGATAACAGGACGAAATCAGTATTGGCAGTTGCACCAAATACTGTAGAAGCATATCCTACATTAGAAAATATTAAAGCGTTTTTGCAGAGTGATATGGGTATTCTTTCTCCTCTTTCTATAGTTACAGTGGATAGCAATTCGTTTTTGGATAAATTGAATGTTGGTGAGATTGATGTTTCTACAATAACCAGTGCAGAACTTGATGGTGGTGAATTTTAAATGTCTGATGTAAAAATTAAAATAAAACGATCTCTAGTCCCCGGTACAATACCGGGAATTTTATCTCTTGGTGAATTGGCAATAAACATACCCGATAAGAAAATCTATATTGGTGATGATAGCACAGACGGTAACACACTTATATTTAATGGAGTTTCTGGATCCGGTTCTTCTATAGATGTTTATGGTAAGAATGGAATATCTGTAGATACTGATGGGGGGATTTCTCTGGATCTGAAATCTGGATCTTTTTCTACACAGAATATATCAAAATCAGATAAAGTCCCATATTTAGATTTTGAAACGAATACCACTAAATTTACAAATGCCAGACTTTTATTTACACAAACATTTGCTAATAGCATGTCTGACGGCGCATTTGGTACGGTAGGAGATCAGAGAATAGCATTTGCGATACAAGATGGAAATCCAGATTCATTCGAGATAAAAACTTTACAGAATGGAACTGGTGCAAAATCGGCGATTATAAAAATTGATACAAGTCCAGTCGATGGATCACGAATGGATTTTGGATCTTCTACACTTACAATAGCACCATCAGAAGAATTGGCGTTGCAATGCTTGGGTGGTCAAATGACTGTTAACACCCCAACTGTTCAGTTTCAGACAAATGATTTAAATTTCACATCAGAAGATACTACTGTATATGGAATTAATACACTACAAGCAGGACCGAGCGGGAATATATTTGTAACCGGCAATCTCACTATTTCTGGTTACATTGAAACTGGTACTATAGGGGCGCAATTTTCAGAACAAATACGAGACTTGTTTGCTGCTACTTTGGTAGCAGGCGATAACATTGATATAGATTACAGCGACACAAATAATTCAATATCAATAAGTACACTTGGTAGTGTTTGGGATAGAAATGATGCTACTTTAGCAACTGATATTTTTGGAATTCCTGCTGGAACGACAATAGCAGCAGGAACAGATGCAATTACAGTATTAGAAAGAATATTATATCCGTTTCAGCCGGCAACTGTTTCGACATTTACTATGTCTGGTTCTACAACAGTTGAATTGGGACAAAGTGTTTCAAGTCCGTCTTTTACATGGGTTATTGGGAATCTAACAAATGCCAATATTGCAACTCTAGCTTGGTCGGGAGTAGCATCAGGAAGTTCTGTGTTCAATCCTGCATCCAATCAAACTGCATACGATCCGGCAATTGGTACAGTCAGCAGCACAACTGCTGGAGCAACTTTATCATTTAGTCTGACGGTTACTCAGGATGATGTTGCATATTCTAATGCAACTAGTAGCAGAACAGTCACTTGGCGTCCAAAGATATATGTCGGTCGCTCCACCCAGTCTGATTATACAAACATTACAAATGTAACTGATATAACAGGAGGAACTGATTATTTCGTATCTGGTACATCTCCTGCTACATCAAGTGGAGGAGCATCAATATCTTCCGGTTCTGGATTTATTTACATTTTAGTGCATAGTAGTATAAATGATTTATCTACTTTGAGCATAGACCAGACACCCGGACAATTATCTGCGTTTAGTAAGGTATCGAGTTCTCATAGTATAAATAATGGTTATACAAATTCAACCTATAAAGTTTATAAATCAGCGAATGAATTAACTGGATCTATAAGATTGGATTTTACATAATATGGCAATTACAGGAACAGTAACCGTAGGAGCAGCAATCGCTCCTACAGCAGAAACGGATACATATCCGGTAACTAATCCAAAATATGGATTGGGTTCTTTGCGTACTGTACAGGCTCTAACAGATAGAAATGATATTTCTTCTGCTCGTAGAGAAGCTGGAATGATTGTATATGTGATCGATGTAGATAAATATTTCAAATTAAGTGAACCAAATAATGCTGTAGAGAACGAAAAATGGACAGAATTGGTGTTTCTACCAGCTACTATTGACTCTGGTGGTAATATACATATAGCAGGCAATCTAATTGTTTCTGGTTATATTGAAACCGATACAGGTATTCGTGGAAACACGGACAACGAACTGGAATATATTGTTGGTATGGATATGGATGGCGGAACCTATTAATAGAGGAATATGAACAATGTCGGTAATTAAGATCAAACGCGGAACAACCGATCCAACTGCATCAAATGTAACAAATGCGGGAGAGCTGGCAGCAAATACAAGCACTCCCAAGGTGTTCCTTAAGACTGCTGACGATAGTATCACAACTCCAATCTGGGTTGGTGCTCAAATCGAAGCAACTCCTGGCGATTGGACAAGCGCAACCAAGCTGGCAACTCAAAGTGGTATTAATACCACCTTTATGCCAAAAGCTGGTGGTACTTTTACCGGAGTAACTTCTTTCAGTCAAGGTAGCACCGCAGCTGGTGAAATTCGTTTATTAGAAGATACTGATGACGGTTCGAACTATTCAGCATTCCGTGGTTCTGCTAGAGCCGCAAATATTACTTATGTACTTCCTACAACAGATCCTACTGCTGGTCAAGTATTAGCATCTACTGCTCCTTCTTCTAATGTTGCTACTTTAAGTTGGGCAGATGCATCTTCGGCAACTACAGTATCGACTACCTCAGATGACACAAATACTACAAGATATTTGGTATTCAGTACAACTGCAGGATCCGGTAAGACTTTATATGTTGATGATACTACTACACCTTTAACATACAATCCCTCTACGGCAAGTTTGACACTTGGTGGAGATCTTGCTGTTAATGGTGCAGACATTACTACTACTGGTGCAACTGCTACTGTATTTAATACAGGTGCTACAACAGTAAGTGCGTTTGGTGCTGCAACAACAGCAACTCTTGGTTATAATAGTACTGGATCGTCTACTACAAATATTTCAACTGGTGCTGTTGCAACAGAGAATACCAAATCAATCAACATTGGTACTGGTGGTGACGGAGGATCTACAACGGAGATAACACTGGGCGCAACAACTGGTTCTTCTGAAATCATCATAAATGTTGGAAACGGACCCCGATTTTACTATCAACCAGGATCTTATGAATCGAGTTTAGGTAATGTTAATACTATTTCTTCGTTTACAAGAAGTACAAATTATCCATTCTTAAGAATATCTAACGGAGCACATGTAAGTGCTACAGGCGGTGATAGTGGAGTAATTGACCTTTACGGATCTGATACGGGAATATCACAACCAAAAATATGTAATATTCTTCCAACAGTAGCTACTGCTGTTGCAAGTACAGTAAATATCGGAAGTGCATATACTGGTAATACTGTAAAAATTCTTGGCACAGCAGCTGGTACAACTACACTCAGTAGTGATGTAACATCTGGAACTGTTAATTTGTTTTCTGGAGTTACAACTGGTACTGTAAATTTTGCAAATGGTGGTTCATCCGTTGTAGAAATTGGTTCAACGATAAGATCTAGTCAAACAACTGCAAATGTATTTAATACTACTGCAACTACTGTTAACTTGGCAGGCGCCGGTACAACAGTAGCAATAGGTGCTGCTACTGGTACTACGACAATCAATAATGCTAATACAGTTGTTACTGGTGACTTGGCAGTAAATGGTGGAGACATCACTACATCATCAACAACTGCAACAGTATTCAACGCAACTGCAACTACTGTTAACTTGGCAGGTGCTGGCACAACAGTAGCAATAGGTGCTGCTACTGGTACAGCAACCATCAACAATGCTACAGTAACTCTTGCAAATGCAACTACCATGAATGTAAATGGTGCAAGTCCAACTCTTGCTTCAAGTTCAACTGGTACACTTACATTATTCAACACCAACTTGGCTACAGTAAATGCGTTTGGTGCTGGCACAACAGCAACTCTTGGTTATAATAGTACTGGAACATCCACTACAAATATTTCAACTGGTGTTGCTGCAAGTACTTTCACTAAAACAGTCAACATTGGTACAGGAAGTGCAGCAGGATCTACAACGAATGTGACAATTGGTTCGTCCAGTGGCACATCTACTGTAACAATTAATGGTAACTTGACAGTCGCTGGCACAACCACAACTGTCAATACAACCAATCTTGATGTTCAAGATAAGAATATTACATTAGGAAAGGGAAATACATCAGACGCAGGCGCTGATACTGCTGGTATTACCGCAGATGCAACCAGTCCAAAGACTTTGCAATATGATAATACAAATACTGCTTGGACAAGTTCAGAAAACATGAATGTTGCTACCGGCAAAGCATATAAAGTCGCTGGTACAAATGTATTGACTGCAACTGGACTTGGCTCAGGTGTAGTCGGATCATCGCTTACATCAGTTGGTACAATTAGTTCAGGTACATGGCAAGGAACTGCAATCGGTATGGCATATGGTGGTAGTGGTAAAAATCTTACCGCTGTAAACGGTGGTATAGTTTATTCAGATGCTGATAGTTTCGAAATTCTTGGTGCCGGCACAAGCGGATATATTCTAACCTCTGGTGGTGCTGGTGCTCCTGCTTGGACAAACACGATAACAGCAACATTGACCGGAACTGCATCGAATGCTTCAGCAGTGACTATGGCAAGTTCTACCGATACTACTTCTTACCTTGCATTCGTAAGTGATGCATCAGCAACAAGTCAAGGATTGAAATACAACTCTTCGTTACTATATAATGCTACTACTAATTACCTTGATGCGAACATTGACGGTGGAACTTATTAATAATTAAAGGAAATATATTATGAATGAAGTGAATTATAATGAAACGGTAATTTTACCTTATTTGCAAAGAAAATATCAAGAAGCAGCCAATTCTAATTTAGTGTTAGAGGCTACTTTATTGGTAGAACAAGCAAAAAATCGTGATTTACTAGAGAAATTACAAAAAATGACAGAACTCCAAGTTGCTTCTCCCAAAAAGAAGAAGTCAGCGGAGTCTGTATTGGATGCTGATACTTACTAAATATTGTTGACTTCATTGATCATGTTGATATAATGAAATTATCTGGAGTGATTTATGGCATCAAAAATATTAGTTAAACGCGGAACCGCCGCACCTGCAGCAGCAGCATTGACGCAGTATGAATTAGCAGTAGATACTACCAATAAGCGCACATATATTGGAGCAGCTGATGGTTCTGGTATTCTTGTAGGATTTGGTACTGCTACTTCGGCTGAAATAGCAAGTATTGTAACTGATGAAACAGGTAGTGGTAAATTAGTATTTGGTACTTCTCCAGAAATCTTAACTAGTTTAACTACAACAAGCGCATCATTTAATTTACTGAACGAAACAGTTCGTACCTTGAATATTGGTGGAGTAGCTACTACCATAAACATACTGGGAACAACAGATGCTGCTGCTCTTGCCACTTATACTATAAACATAGGAAATGCAATACTCACCCCTACTACTGGGTCAACTACTAAAAATATAAACATTGGTGGAGATGCCGCAACCCCTTCTAATACTAATATAGTTATAGGTGGTAAATACTCAGTCGCCCCAATAACTTCACCCGGCACTATTGCCGTTACTATATTTGGATCTTTAGATATATCACAAACAACTGGTCTTTTTATGCCAAACGATTTCTTCGTTGGCTCTTCACCATTACAAATTAGTGGCACTCCTATTAGCATGGCAAGTCCCGGCGAAAGTTTCATACGAGACACCGCAGGAAATGGATTGAATATAGGAGACAATCCGGATGGTGCTCCAATAAAAATAGGTGATTATGCTGGCACAGCCCTAACTAATACTGTATTGACAATAGATGCTAGTCTTGAAACCATTTATTTAGCAGCAGCAAATGGTACTAGTGTTGATGGGTTACTTGGTTTGATTGCTCAAGCAGAACTCAGATTCTATGATTCTGATAGTTCGAATTATGTTGGATTTAAATCACCAGCAACCGTCACTGCAAATAAAATGTGGACTCTACCATCTGTGGATGGAAGTGGTGGACAAATGTTGTCTACAAACGGTTCAGGCACACTGAGTTGGGCAACTCCTCCGGGTGCAGAATTAGTACTTTTTACTCTAGGAATTATTTAAAGGAAATTATATGGCAACAACAGCACAATACACATCACAACCACTCGTTGAAGGAACTACTACAGCAACCACAGCATCTTCTACTGTCGCAGCAGCATTAGCCACAACTGCAGCAGCAGGAGTTGGTAAAAGAATTATTCGAGTATATTCAACTGTCCCAACAACAAATACAGCAGGTAAACTTAGTTTATATGTTGTAATCAGTGCAACTGATTATTTGATTGCAGAACGAGCAGTTGCAGCAAATACAGTCGGTACGACTACCGCCGCACTGAGAGTTGAATTTCCGGAAGCCGTTGGTATGGTGCTTCCCGGTGGTACTACAACTTCATTGAAAATTACTAATGGATTAAATGTTACAATCCACAATACTGTGGAGAGCGGCTTATTATGAATAATGGTTTTTTTGGTTTTCCTTCTTCTTTAGATTCAAGTGTAATAGATATCAAAGAATTTGATATTAGTGGTGTATATGTTGTGCCACAAAATACAAAAACACTTATTATATTTGCTGTGGGTGGTGGTGGTGGTGGCGCCGGTGGCGTGCGCTTGGTTGGAAACGGTGGTTCTGGTGGTTCTGGTGGTAATTCTGGAAATTTTGTACTGTCTCAAATAGATAAAAAATCATTAAATGGAATAACTACATTAAATATTATAATAGGAGCCGGTGGCTCTGGTGGTGCGGGATCAGCATCAAATGGTGCAACAGCCTCTAATGGGGGTGGTGGTGGTGCAACAACCATTGGGGTTTCTGGTAAAAAAAATCCATTTATATCCGCTGCTGGAAATCAATATGGTCTTGCCGGATCGGCTGCATTTGGTCCAACATCACAGGCAGCTTCTGGAGTTAGTGCGGGAATATCGTTAATGTTTGGTTCTGTTGTATTTGGTGAATACGGACTCACTCCCGGCGGGAATGGCGCGCCATTTCACGCAGGCACAAACACAACACATCCTATTTTAACGCGTCCGTTTGACGGAATTGGTGGAAGAGCAGGAAGAGGTTCAACTGACTCTGTTGCCGGAACAGTGCATGTTTTTTCTCCTTACAGTTGTGGTGGTGGTGGCGGTGGGGGAGTATCTTATACCACAGTCCCTGGCACCGCACAAACTGGAGGTGGTATAAAATTTATGAATGCTTCTAGTGCCGATTTCGACGCACATGCTACCATATATAAATCTATATTTTCTTACTGTCTGTCCGGTGATTATTCTCCAGGCGATGTTGTTTATTCTGGTGGTGCAATAAATACGGCAACTGCTACTATAAACTCAAATCAGATGATTTGTCCAGATTGTATGTTTAGTGCAGGATTTGGAGGAGCCGGTGGTGGTGGAGGTGCATCAACTTCTGCAAACAATGGAGCAAATGGATATCGTGGAGGTGGTGGAGGTGGTGGAGGTGGCTCTAAGAATGTTGCCGCCGGTACGGGTGGTACTGGCGGAAACGGTTATGTAAAAATAATTGCAATCGGATAACAAAATGAAATATGCATTAGTAGAAAAAAATACAAATATTGTAAATAATATCATAATCTGGGACGGTATAGGGGGTATAATAAATTTAGAAGTATACACTCCTATATTATTAAATGAAAATGAAGATTGTGCTGTTGGTTATGTTTATGATCTAAATTTACTACCTAGATTTTTTGCTATAGATTTTTTCTCTA